AACTCTTTAACAACTCTTTCATTTGTTAGTTGTTGAAAATATTCATAATTACAAAACGCATGTGTGAAATGAATCTTTGCCGGTGCCTGATTTGTTTTAATCATTTTATGAACTAATGTTTTTGCAGAATCAACTCCAATGTTTTGCAAACGAACATCTCGCGCCGGTCCAACCGGCGACATGTTCAGCAATATTGGTTTGTCCGATCCACCAACACCTTTAATTGCAAGCCAACCAAGTGCAAATCTTTTTTTGCACTGACGATAAACACTTTGTGTGTTTCTTCCACCACTATCAATTACCACAGGAAAATGCAAACCCGGTTTCCAATTTAATTTTAGTTTAACTCCATCTTCACGCATCCAAGATTTTTTTAATTGAACTTCTTCAAGTGCGTTCCAAACTTCCTCTTGATCAGGATCGCCGTATAAAACTTCATATTCAACTGCCCAAGCTTCATATTGTTTTCCAAATCCAATTACTTGATATTCTAATCGATCCGGTTGTGTATCAACTGCAATTACTAAAACTAAAATTTCTTTTGTCAAATATGGATTTTCATTTGTTAAATAATTTTCGCAACGTTCAATTAATCCAACGTTATCAAGCTCTTCTGTTTCATCTCGCTTCCAAGTTAATGCAAGCACTGTGTTATAGAATACTTGCAATTCGCTTTTATCGTTTTTCTTATCGAGAAATTCTTGAACTATTGATCGCCACGGTGAGAATAAACTATACATTCTATTTAACCAATAACCACGATGATTTGTTATCTCCGGAAATTTTGCGATCCATTTTCCATTCGTTATCATTTCATATTTATATCTTTCATCAATTAATTGTTCGCAATGTTTGCATTTTAATTTTGTAGTTTCAGGATAATGTTTAATTGTATCACCTGCAAAGTCTGTATCTTTTTCCCAAATTAAATTTTCAAATTCAATCGTTTGATATTCGTTGCAAAAAGGACAAGGAACGTAATACATTCTTTGATCACTTTTTAAGTAAGAATTTTTTATCGGTGATTCACCTTCGATTGTTGGAGTTGAAAATTCAACTAACTTTCTTCCGAGTAATGCAAAAGATTCTGTTCGTTGCCAAGCAAGTGAAATTGCATCTCCTTCAAATCCTGCAACTCCAATTCGATCTCTATCATCAGCGAAGACATATTTAACAGAACGACGTGCTAAGTCCTGCGGAACTCTTCCACCAACAATTGCAAGAAATCCACCTACAAATTTTTTATACAAAGTTTTATTGTCTTTGCTATTTGATTTGTATGGTGCAATTTTATTTTTCAAGAATGGATTATGATTTAACATCGGTTCAAGTTTTTCAACACTAAAATCACGAGCATCGCCATCGGTTGGATATACAACCAAAATTGGTGCAGGTTCTTCATCAATAATATAACCGATAATGTTTTTAATTATTTCTGTCTTTACAACTTGTGCGGAAAACATTCCAGTAATGCGTTCTACTTTGTTATCATTAAACGCATCAAGAATTTCAACAGCGAATGGAGTAACTCTATTGTCCCACAAGCCCGGTCGTGCAGATTCTTCTTTGCTCAAAACTCTTTTTGTTTCTGCCCAAACACTTACAGGAATTTTTTTGCGTGGAAAAAATATTTCTCTTCCTGCAAGAATTATTTCTTTTAAATTATCTCTGTAAGTATCTTGAAACATTAGAACTCTAATTTTGTTTTAGAAATATTTTCTTTTACTTTATTCAATTCTTCAGAAACTATTTCAATTATTTTTTGTTCATCAGTAATACCAACAATCTTGTTTGCAACTTTAATCGGAAAACCTGTCAGTGCGTTATTAATTATTTGTATTTCTTCAATCCACTTTTGTGCAACTTCATCTTTGCGTAGAAGATTTCTTTTCTTTTCTTCAATTAGTAATTCTTTGAACTCTGCACTTTTACTTGCAAGATGATCCTGCGGTTTAACATTTTTTATTCTTTCAATTTCATTGCGATGTAATTTCTCTTTATAATCAATAAACCATTTAACAACTTTGTAAATATTATATTTGTTAAAATCTTCTTTCGGCAAACCATTTGATAATTCAAGCTCATTGATATATTTATCATTCTTGTAACCGAGCAACTCCGCAACTTCTTTGCGTGAAATTAATTTGCTTTCTTTAATTTCATTTTCAAGATAGTTGATTAACCAGTGAATTACTTTTATTCCGTCGAATTGTCCACGTGAATTTGGTAAACCTTTTTTAATTAATTCACGTATTTCATCAACGGATTTATTAATTAACTTTGAAAGAGCTTCGATATTTATGAGTGATTCGGACAAGGTTAATTACTCTCTCTAATTAGTTGCTTTACTTCGATGTTTATTTTGTTTGTTATTATCATAAATATTTTAATCTTTCAGCTTGTCTTTTTTGTAACGTTTTTTTGCACTTTTACCAATATATTAATTCCTCAAGTTTGCCCCTTTAGTAAATGTTGCGTTTTTAAGCTATTTTCTTTATCTCCAGAAACAGATTGACCTTTACAACCACTTATATTGTCAAATTTTGTGCAGCACCGCAATCCGCATTCAGCTTACTTAGAAAGGACCCGTGAACTTTCATACTCGATTTGTCGTGAAAATTCAATGTTGAATCTCTCCACGAACTTTTCTTGCAAGAACTTTTGTGCAATTTCATCTTTGAAAAGATTGTAAGGTGAAGCTCCGAACAACTCTTTAATCTGTTCACGCATTTTACCTTCATATCTTCCTTTAGTTGCAATCTTCTTTACTCCAGTTCGAATGAATACACCTGTATGTGTTCCTGTTTCACCTGCTTTCATTGATGCAATAAATGCGTGTCGATATAATTTCTTTTCTCCTTTACGTTGCGATGCAGTTACACCAAGTCTATTCTGTCTTGCTTTGTATTTGTATAAGCCGACAGCTTTTCTGTTTACAATTAACTTAGCAACCATGTTTGTTAGTGATGCAGGAATTATCTTTGCAAACTTTTCTAAATCTTCTTTCTTGATGTTGTATGTTTCACGAATGAATTTAGATGTATTACTGAATGCAGATTTAACAGCACGATTCAATGCACGAACTGTTGCTCTCTTAGTTCCTGTTTCAATGTTGTTAAAAGTTTTTACAACTTCATATTTTCCCATGTTCAACCAAATATTTTTTCTGTTTCTTCTTCTTCAACAGCAGCGAAATATTCTTGCTCGCTTTTCATTCGGTTTGGATCAATCTCGTTGAATGTTCCATTTCGATGATATTGACAAAGTATTCGTGTTCCGTTTGCAGTATGTCTGCTTGCTTTTAATTCAACTAAGTAAAGTGATTCATCAAGTTTGAGATTTAATTCTTGTCCGTTATAAATAATTTTCTGATATAATTCCAATTTGTTTTTCTTTACATCATCGTATGGATGTGTAATTGAAAACCAAAAGTCTGCATCTCTACTCAATGCTTTTGATTCTGCAATTTTACCCTCGTTATTTTCTTGCGATAAAATTATAATTACAACATTCAAACGTTTTGCGAGAAGTTTGAAGAAGCGAGACAATGCAGCAATTTCAAGATCACGTCTTTCATATCGTTCGCTTGTTTCTATTAAGCCAATGTAATCTACAAGAATTATTTTCAAGTTATGTTTGCGAACCCAATATTTTATCTTTGCTGATATTCCATTTTGATCGACCATCTCATCGCTAATGAATAATTTCACATGATCAAATTTTTGTTTTAATGTTCGTGCAGATTTTAATAACTGTTCATCATCAAGTAAATAGCTTCCATCTTTGCGAACCTGTGGATTACGTAAGTAACCATAACGAATTCCTGTTAGCAGTGAAATTATTTTCTTGTCAATTTCTTCCAAGCTCATTTCAAGAGAAAGTATTCCTGAATTTATTTTTTTGTTAGTTGCAAAATCCAAAAGTAATGACAAACCAAATGTTGATTTGCCTTTCTTGTAATCGCCAGAGATTACAACAAGATTGCCCGGTTTAACTCCGCCAGTTGCTTTGTTGAAATTCGGAAATACTTCACACGTGAATGCAGTTTCAACATTGCTAATTCTCTCTTTTGCAATTTCATCATATACACTTTCGATCCTTGCATTGAAATCATTTTCCTGTTTCATAAATTCAAGTTGAGAGTTAATACTCTCAAAACTTTGTATTGCTCTTTCAAGCAATTCGAATTCATCTTCCGTTCCTTTTTCTGCAAGCTTTATCACTGCGTTGCTTTGCTCAACCATTTTTCTGAAGAGCCAATAACGATACACAACACGTGTTGTGTAGAACGGATTTTGACTTGCAGCTTCATGCAGCTTAGAAATTTCCGCAGCTGTTATTCCTTCGTTCTTCAAGTTTTCGTAAAGCGAAACTGCATCGATCTCAATTCCAGATTCGTTAAGTTTGATCATTGCATCAAAGATTTTTTGATGTAGTGGATGAAAAAACGTATTGCCATTCTTCAGAATCATTCTTGCATCTTCAAGATGCTGATTGTTTAACATTATCGCACTTAACAGCGATCTTTCAGCTTCAATGTTTGCTAATATTTTTTTCATTTTCATCCTCGTTGTTGTAAAATATCTTCAAGTGTTTTAGGTGCTTTAATTCTACCTGCGATTAAGGTTTCATCTCTCGCTCTTCTTGCGAGATCAAGCTTATGAAGTTTCATCTTGCTTTTCCAATTGCTTATCTTACGCGAATGTTCACCATTGGTCCGCCAATCTTGCGAATCGTATATCAAGAAAAACTTTCTCGCTTCTTCTTCACTCATTCCGATTTTTATTCCAAATTCAACAACTTCTTCCTCTTTTGGTTTATTTTTTTCATTTACAAAATCATTTTCAGTTTCTTTTTCCTTTACTTCTTCTTTATCCATTTCCTTTTCTTTTTCTTTTTCTTTTTCTTGTAGAGTGGACGCACCCTGACGCCACCCTGACGCCACCCTGTAATCATTTTCATTATACCCTGTAAAATTATTTTCATACCCTGAAGAAGAATTTTCTATACCCTTAACTACTACATAATCAAGCATTCCATATTTGTTAAGTTTCTCAATAATGTTCTTGTGCATTTTTGAAGTCGCTGACAATTCACCATATTGAAACGAAATAAATTTTGGAATGAACCACTTATCTTCATTTACTTTTATAAATCTTTTATTAAATATTATTTCGGCTTCTTTCTCGTCAATTTCTTCACCGATGAAAAAACTTGCAGCTTTAAAATTGATTTCCCAAAATCCCGCGAAATCACATTCATCAAGCAAGTATATCCAAAACAATTTGTATTTTGAACTCAACTCGCTGAACCATTTATCTTTCCATTTATCACTTGCAGTAAATCTCTTTGCCATTTTATTTTTCCTCAAACTTTGGACAATATTGTATAACAGCATTAATTGTTAATACTTTGCAATTATTCTTACAATTGCTGCAAAGTTCAGCAACTCGTAAAGAATCCCGGCGGGCTTCGGGATTCTGCAACATGTTTAGTTTAACATTCCTACGCCCGCTTAATATCTTCATCGTGCGTTTCATTAACGTGAAATCCTGCTTTAAGCCAAAGAATATAAAGATAAGTTGCTGCCTTTAATAAATCTTTTTCTCTTCCATAATTTTTATAACGACCAAGATATTTCATAATCGTTCCAAGCACCCAATCCACTCCGGATTCACCCGGAAATGTTTCGCAAATTTGATCTGTAAATTCTTTATCATTATTTAATCTATATTTATCACCACCATGATCGAATTGATTTTTTATTAGCTCCACAAATTTTTGAAAGTTCTCTCTCTTAACTTCAATTGTGGTATTGAATCTATTCAATGTTTCCAAGCTTAACCTCTTGTATTAAAATTAATTTAACCAGCTCTTTATAAATTCCATGTGGAAGCGATCTAAACATCCAATCAAATAATTTCTTTGCATATTTTTTTTGAACACGTTCATCACCAAGCTCAATTGCATTTGCTTGCTTAATAGATATTTGTATTAATATTCCTTCACTGCCCGGAACGTGTTCTTTCGGAATCGCTTCCACACCTAATGTTTCGTGTTTCAGAACTTTCATACTGCAATCTTCTCTCTGTATTTTATTATCTCAAAAACTTTTTCTTTAACTGCAAAAAATTTTGCACGTAGAATAAACTTCTCCATCGCTTTGTTAAATTCATCTTCATCAAAAACTATTAGCAAAGCAAATAAACATGTATAAACAAACTCAGGATCATGTTCATATTTTGGTAGCTCATCTGCAACACCTAAATATTTTAAGTCATCAACATTGTTTGTATGCAAATAGAATTTAACACCTTCAACATCATACACTTTTAATTTTCTATTGATGACAATCTTTCCAGTGCCATTACAGCTTGCACAAGGTTTAATATGCACTTTAGCACCAAGCTTGAATGTTCTGTTTTTATTTCCCTTGCATTGCCGACAATTAAAGCTTTCATTACGTGTAACATAACCGAGCAAATTTCCTTGCTCTGTTAGTATCTTTCTTTTCAAGTTCAACCAAGTTTGCTTTTCTAAAAAACTTGAGTATTCACAAACTTGCATGCAGTCTACTAAATTACTGGTTAGCATTTTGACCTTCCCTATCAAGCATTATTTTAAAATTTCCACTTATTGTTGTTGATCTATAAATCCAAGCTTCAGTTAATCTTTGTATAATTCCTTCTGCAATGATTTCAATTTCTTCATCGCTTAAAATTTTACAAAGAAAATCTTTTAATGCTTCTTCAATTACTTCTTTATCATTTAAGTATTTAATCATTTTTTCTCTCCTTTGTTTAATAAAAAACTGCCTGCAAGGTGGCAAGTCTTGCAAGCAGTCGGAGAGATAGCACTGGATCGGAGTGCCGTGTTAAAAATGAGTGCTAATTTTTTATTTATTCGCTCCAACGCTACCTCAATGTTTTCATTCTCAAGATGAAAATCAATCATCTTTGCCTCTATAACCTCCATTTGTTTTTTTGTAAATCTCATGCTGCATGTCTGTGATGTTTGCGAAATCTTACTAAGTAAACATTAGCTGCAATTGTTTTCTTTGCGTTACGATCTGCATTTTCACAATAATAAGTAATATCAAGAACGTGTTTTGAAATTATATTGTTCGGATCATATCCAAAAATTTTGCAACGTTCTGCAAATGCTAAAGTTCTGCTACTTCTATTTTCACCTTGCATAAGCTCTCCAAATTGTTGCCAATTTTTCTTTGAACTGATCAGCAATAACCTTTAGAACATAACTGAAAATTTTTCTTACACTGCAACCTCGTTTTGAATAAAACTTATAGATTGCATTATCAACACGAATGACCGTTAGCCATTCATCTTGAAACATTTGATACGTGCTAATCTTCATAATAACCTCTCCGATGTTGTTTTATTATTGGAATTAATATCAGTAATAAGAGTAAAACGCTTAGTAAGTAAATCATATTCTGCCTCTATGATTTCTAATTCAATAATTTTTTTTTCTTGATAAAAATCTTTGTATGCCTGTGCAGTTTTATAATCTTCAAATCTCCGTGCATATTTATATACACTTGTCAATCCACGCTCTGCCAGAAACATATCAACGTGTTTGAGTTTCAAGATATATCGCTTTTCAATTTTCATAATTCACCTGTTCAACGCGTGAATAACCAGTGCGTCTTAAAATTCTAACGCATAACTTTTCAATTGCTGCAAGAGATACACCTTTCATTTCTGCAATCTCTTTGTTGCTGAATCTTCTTCTACGCAATTCAATTATTTCTTTCATGCGTGGAGTAAGTTGCTGCTTTCGTTCCCAAGCAAACATTATAAAGCTCCAAACAGAATCAATAAGATAAATACTTCAACCGCCAACAAAGCCAAGAACGAATAAAATTGTCTTCTCTCGAGTTCCATTTTTTTAATCCTCAATTTTTTTCTTTAAAGGTGCTAATGCTTCGACAAAATCAACTTCAATTTTTTCTATC